GAATTGGGGTGGGGATTGAAAAACCAAGCCCCACCCCAATTTTGGAGAAAAGTCGTTTTTTAGCTAAGGTTAGCGAAGAATTGGGGTGGGGATTGAAAAACCCATCCCCACCCCATAACTAGCAGTATGGTTAATTTGTGGTAGTTATCCACCGGATATCCACAAACCAGCTGTGTATTTTTATGGTATAATATAAGCATAATTCTTTAATGCTTGTGAATTATATGGGTAGGAATAAAAAATACCTAGTAGGTAGGGGTCTGCATTGGCGTATTACACGCCAGATAAACACGCTCCAAAAACAAATATTGGATCGTCGTGAGCAACTTATCAAGTGCTTAAACTTTGAAAGCTATTACCGGTACGGAACTTATAACGGAAAAGTAATTAGCTGGGATTACGGGTCAGAAGTAGCCGAAGATAAAATCATCAAAAAACTATACCAAGAAATAGAATATTTATTGAATATCGTACTACCGCCAAAAGTGGATAAGTCATAAAACCCCCGTGTTTATTGAGTTTTTAATAAATGAGATTTTAGTGTATAATTATACTGTAAATCTCTTTTTACATTACGGGTACTGGTTGAATTGTTTGAACTGCGCCTAAGTCGCAAGACAAGGGACTTGGATAACGTGAGACTGCGTAGCCGTAAGCTGAAAGGGGAGTTATTCCCTGTAACGCTTGTGTATGGGGGTTATCCAAAAATGTGGTAAAAAGAAACCTAGAAAATAGGTCAAGTTTTGTTTTCATAGTGTCGGTATAGTTTACTTAACCTTGCCACCGATCACGGCAATTAAGTGAAGTAGAGGGGAGACACAATCAAAGCTAAATGCTTTGTCCCATATACCCCCTCTATGAGAACAAAAATTATTTTATGATTAAATACCAAGATGAGAGGGTTGAAGTATCACACGTCAAAGAGGTGCTGAACTTCAAGCGTTGTACAACCTGCGGTGAAGATTTAGACTTACAGTTCAGATGCAAACCGTGCAGAACGCAGTATTTATTTATTATTAAACAAGAGAAAAAGAAATAATATGGAACTAAACTGGCTAGACGCTGCCATACAAAGAGAGGCAACCCCGAAAGCGTTGAGAGAAGGAAGTGTTGAAGAGTTTGCTCAAAAATGGGGTATAACAACTCACAAGTACTGGTATGAAATGTCTAAAAAAGAAAGCTGGGCTAAAATACTTGAAACATCGCTTAACTCAGTTAAAAAAGCAACACCAGATGTTTTGCTAAAACTTCAAGAAAAGGCTGAAAATGGCGATATGAAAGCAATAGAAATGTATTTAGACTATGTATTAAAGCTAGCAAAGAACTTAGATATTAAAACAGACGGTAAACCTTTCCCAATTCTAGGATATGTTTCAAAGAACAACAGCGACGGACAAAATACAAGCGATGAATAAAAGAATCCGAGCGATAGCTGGGGGAACATCAGCGTCGAAAACAATATCAATACTGTTGTGCTTGATACACCTAGCACAAACGGACAAGAAGCCAACGCTAACTAGCATTGTCGCAGAAAGTATTCCGCACTTAAAAAGAGGTGCAATGCGAGATTTCAAAATAATCCTAACAGAACATAACTACTGGAAAGACGCTTGCTGGAACGCCACAGACTCAATTTACACATTTGAAACAGGAAGCAAGATAGAGTTCTTTTCAACTGACAACGGTGATAAGAACTTAGATATTAAAACTGACGGTAAACCATTCCCAATACTAGATTATGCCATTTCAAAGAACAACAGCGACGGACAAAATAATGGCGATGAAGAAAAGGATCAGAGCGATAGCGGGGGGAACATCAGCGAGCAAGACAATATCAATCCTGCTGTACTTGATACACCTAGCCCAGAGCGACAAGAAACCAACCCTAACTAGCATCGTAGCAGAAAGTATCCCACACTTAAAGCGTGGCGCAATGCGAGATTTCAAAATGATATTGCTAGAGCATAACTATTGGAAAGATGCTTTATGGAATGCCACCGACTCAATCTACACATTTGAGACCGGAAGTAAAATAGAATTCTTTTCAACTGATAACGGCGACAAGTTACGAGGGGCAAGGCGTGAAAGATTATTTATGAACGAAGCAAATAATCTAACGCTAGATGCTTTTAACCAATTAGAAGTTCGCACAAAAGATTTTGTGTATTTAGATTGGAACCCCTCAAATGAATTTTGGTTCTATACCGAATTAAAAGACAAGCGTGATGATGTAGAGTTTATTACCCTAACCTACAAAGACAACGAAGCGTTGAGTGATGAAATAGTAAAAGCAATTGAACAGCGTAAGAATAATAAATCGTGGTGGCAAGTGTATGGTTTAGGACAACTCGGTGAAGTGGAAGGAAAGATTTACAAAGACTGGGCGATAGTTGATGAAGTACCACACGAAGCTAGGCTAGAAAGGTATGGATTAGACTTCGGCTATTCCAATGATCCAACCGCCATAGTCGCAATTTACAAATACAATGGGGGATTTATCTTTGACGAAATAACTTTTCTAAAAGGACTAAGCAATAAACAGATAGCGGATATTTTACAAAACAACGAACGAGCCTTGGTTATCGCTGATAGTGCGGAACCAAAAAGCATTGATGAGATTAAAAGCTACGGTGTGAATATTGTGCCGGCGGTTAAAGGTCCAGGATCAATTACGCAAGGTATCCAGTATATCCAAGAGCAAAGATGCTCAATGACAAAACGCAGTGTAAACACAATCAACGAGTATCGCAATTACTTATGGCAGACTGATCGTAACGGCAAGATACAAAATATTCCCGATGTCGTCTTTGATCACGCAATGGATGCGATAAGATATGGGCTGTCAAATTATAAACCGCCAATAGTAAATCCTTTCAATAACGATAAACAAAACTTTTTTAGATAATATGCTACAAGATGAGAAAATCTGGGAGAAAGTACAAAAGGTAATTGATAGTGCTACCAATGATAGCATTCAACTTATTAACGCTGACAAACAAAGTCAAGCGCCTTTTTTGTATAACCAGAGAGAATTAGTAAGACGAATTAACTTCTACGTAAATGATCGCTATTTGGAGCGTGATAACAACGCTATATTCTGGAATATCGCCACGCCTCGCATACCGCATTTTTCGAAATTATTACAATTTGACACGAAAGACTTTTTGCCGATGGGTGAGGGTGAGCTTAATATGGTTCAAGCGTGGGCGTTAAGAATTAAAGCTCGTGAGTGGTTTAGAGATGAAGGTTTTTATCAGACATTAAACGACTTAGCTATTGGACTAGCTACCTATGGCGGCTGTGTTTGGAAAGCAGTAAAAGAAGATAAAGAAATGTGCTTAGAAGAGTGCAAGCTCGGTAATCTTTATTTTGATCAAGCGGCTGATGATATCAAAGACACTGATGTTGTTGAAATGCACTACCTATCACAAAATGAACTTTTAGAAAAGCGTAGCATTTGGAATAATGTTGATGATATTTTCGGCAAAGAAATGAAAGATGGTCGTTATGAGATTTGGGAATACACCGGCATTTTAATTGAAAACCAAGAGCCAGTCTTAAAACACATTATCGGCTATGGATCAGGCGACCAGTACGTAGAACTTTGGAACGAAGAAATTGACGAAGAGGACAATCCATACGAGTCATTTAGACTTGGCAAATATAACGGTCGCTTTTTAGGCGTTGGTGTTGTAGAAAGACTTTTTAAGCTACAAGAACGTGCTAACGAGTTAGTTAACCAGAACGCTGATACTACTCGTATTGCCTCGCTCTTACTCTTCAAGTCCGCTAATATGGACTTGACCGGTAATGTTTTAGAGCAAGCGATAAACGGTCAGATTGTGCCAGATGAAACCTTCCAGCAAGTTGGTATCCAAAATACAGGTATCAATTTATTTATCCAAGAATTACAACTCATTAACCAGCAAGCTGATAAACTGTGCTTAACTCCTGAAATTATACAAGGTGAACAAGCACCGAGTGGCACAACATTTAGAGGCTTAGCTGTAATGAACGCCGCCGCAGAAAATGCTTTCACAATTTATCGCCAAAATCTAGGTGAAAAGGTTGGTGATATTTTAATGAAGTGGATATTCCCTCAAGTTATCAAAGGCTGGAATAAAGAAAGTTTCATTGAAATAAAACAAGATGACGTTGATGTTGAAGCCTATGATAAAGCAGTTATAAATTATATCGCCAAAGAAAAGATGTTAGGTGGTGAAGTCGTAACGGAAGAGACTTTGACTAAGATCGCCGAAGATTTTCAAAATGAAGTGGGGCGTGTTGGTCGTAAAATTGAGATTGGTCCTGGATTCTTTGACTTCAAGTTTGGATTCAAATTACAACCGACAAGCGAGACTGGCGATAAAATGGCAATGAACGATGCAATGTATAATGCCTTACAGATGACCGGTGCTAACCCCGCTTTAACCGAAGTGCCTTTGTTCAAACAATACTGCGAGAATAACGGCATATCATACTGGAAATTAAAACCCAAACAGAAAGAAGAGTTAATGGCGATGGCACAAGGACAACAACAAACCGGTGCATTGCCTCCACAAAAGAAGCCAGATGCTTTGTTAGCGTCAGCTCAACCACAAATGTAATATGATCACAAAATCTTTTCTAGACAGCCCAGAATATCAGGAGTTCAAAGAAATGCTTAGAGATGAATTGGAATTAAAACCAATCCACCTAAAAACAGAAGGCAAATCAAATGAGACGATCGCAAGGGAAGTAACTGCCCACGAGTTTGCTACAAAGATTGTAACGAAAGCAATGCGTAAGTTTGAAAGACAGCTACTCGGTGGAACTAGGAAAGATGAAAGCTGGGTATAAAATAATAAACTTTGGTTATCGCCACCATTCAAAAGCGACTTAGGTTCAAGGCAACCTCTTAAAATGCCGCATCTATCTGCTATGTCAGAAGAGAACAACCAGGATCAAAATCCTGATGAGGAGACAACCTCTCAAGAAACCGAGGAACTTGACCTCGCACCAGAGGAGGAAGGTGAACAAGTATCAGGCGACAGTGGTGAACCTGATGCAGAAGCTCTTAAAGCGCAAATTGCGAAAATGAAAGAGCAGAACGCAAAACTTTACGCCCGCTTAAAACAAGCGGAAGTAAAGAAACCCACAGAAGCTGTTAAGACCAGCAAATCTAATTCTAGCCTTACTCGTGAAGAGGCGATACTTTTCGCCAAAGGCTACACCGAAGAAGAAGTTAATCTCGCTATGAAACTTGCAAAAGTTAATGGCGTGAACGCTCTAGTCGCTGCCGAAGATGATTACTTCAAAACTGTGGTTGAGAAACGACAGAAGAAGGAACAATCAGCTAAAGCATCGCTCGGTGCATCATCTGGTGCAAATAAGTTTGCTCCGAAATCAGTCGGTAAAATGACTGACGAAGAACACGCTAAGTATTTCCACGAAGTAATGAGTAGGGTGTAAGTTTAATATAATATGGCAACTGGATCGTTCCCTATGTAAAATCGTAGCTTTGGGGAACTAAAACCAATTCTAATATACGGCGAAAGTCCTTTACATAGGAAAACGCCTTGGAAGACGAAAGTCACCAACAGAGACTAAACGAATTGGGCTGAGAAGCAGTATGTAATAGTCCGATCTGCACCTATAAATAAAAGTGCAGAGGATAGCAGAAATGACTATCCTGTTCATTGAAAATATGCTATAATAGTGACAGAAGTTTTAAGAAAGGAGCAGTCCCTTGGAATAAAGGAAAGAAAAGCCCTTGGACTACTAAAAGAAACCTAGAGAGAAACCATTTAATGATAGGTGAAAATGCTTATCATTGGAAAGGCGGTAAAACTACTAGGGAGAGAAAGATTTTAATGGGCCGAAAAAAGTATCAACTTTGGAGATTGGCGGTATTAGAAAGAGACTCTTGGACTTGCCAAAGTTGTCGCATAAAAGGAGAATCTTTACACGCTCATCATATAAAACCTTGGGCTTCATATCCAGATTTAAGATATGATGTTGAAAACGGCGTAGCACTTTGCGTTCCTTGCCACCAATTATTGCATTCAATGAATAGTAACAAAAAATGACAGCTACTGAGACAAATACAACCCTAGCCTCAGTAATCCCTGGTTTGTTCGCCGAAAAAATGAACAACTGGTATAAAGACGAGTTAGTCTGTGCTAAATTTTTCACTGATTTATCAGCTGACATCTCTAGCGGTGCTAAAACTCTCTTGATCCCAAACATTACAGCAATGACTGCTCATAGCAAATCAAATGCTACAGTCGTTACTCTAAATAACCCGACAGACAACCAAGTCACTTTAACAGTGGACACTTGGTATGAATGTTCTTTCGCAATTGAAGACAAAGAAGCTGAACAGGTCAAGAAATCATATAACTATATGAGTGTCTTGGCTAAAAACGCAGCTGCTACTGTCGCGCAGGCTTACGAAGATGCAATCATCGCTTTGTTTGATAACTTCTCACAGACCGTTGGTACATCTGCTGCTGCTCTTGCTGACAGCAACATCCGTCGCGCTATCCAATACTTGGATGCAGCTAACGCTCCTAAGAACGATCGTGCTTTCATCTTATCCACCAAACAAGTTTGGTCAGATTTAATGGGCATCGATAAATTTACCTTAGTTCAGAATGCACCTGGTGCAGATCCTGTAATGAAAGGTATGGTTGGTTACTTATATGGTATCCCTGTAATCGCTTCAAACCGCATTGGCACAACCTTAGGTTCTGCCCAAGGCTGTTTAGCTCACAAGGACGCTATCGTACACGCTTCTACAATTATGCGCGTTCAATCCAACTACATCCCACAATACTTATCAACAGTAACAACTGCTGATGTAGTATTTGGCTGCATTGAGAACCGTGACTCAAGTGGCGTATGGATCAAGACGGCTGCCTCGTAAAATTTAGCTAAGATTAGACAAAATATTTAACTTGGTTGGAGCTATTGAAAAACTATTAAAATAGTGCTAAGATAGTAACATCATTAAATAATTGTTACCTCGGGTTATCAGTTCACGCCGATTAACCCGAGTGGCGTGAAAATAATATGTCTAATTGTCATAGTTGCGGAGCGGAGTTGAGTGGATTAAAAAAAATGTTCTGCTCAAAAAAGTGCAAAGCTAAAAAGAGGTGGTCAAGAATGACCGAAGAAGAAAGGGAGAAACAGAGAGAAGAAAACAGAGCAAGGTATGCGCAAAACAGGGTGGCATACCTAGAGAACAAAAGAGAATATTATCAGAAAAGAAAAAAAGAAATTAAGAAAAAAAATTCTTTGTATAAGAAGTTAAACCCTTGGACTGATAGAAAATACGCTTTGAGTATTAAAGGTAAATACAGAGATTACAAAAAAGGAGCAAAGAGCAGAGGATTAAAATTTGAAATCACATTAAAAGATTTTTCTGATTTTAAAGGAGTGAAGTGTCATTACTGTGGCGATGTATTTGAAGAAATTGGCATAGACAGGGTAGATAACAAACTTGGCTATGTCAAAGGTAATATGGAGTCTTGTTGCCCAATATGTAATAGAATGAAACACGCATTCACTAAAAAAGAGTTTGTAGAAAAGTGCATAAAAATAGCACACAACCACATTAACACAATTTAACTCAAGTTATTTTGCTTTCCTTGGCTGGGTTTTCCACCTAAGCCAAGGTTGGAAAGAAAGAAAAATATGCAAGACGATATATTCACTAAGATTAGAAAGGCAGTGCTAGATGTAGAAATGAAAAAACTGCCAAAAGAAAAAGTAGTGTTGGAGTATAACTTTGAATTACCTGATGAACACGGTATCAAAGCTGACGAGTTTCTTGGTCTAAAAGCCCGCTTCAACAAAGACGTTAAAGAAGGTGCAGTTAATACAATTTATTCTTTCTAATATGCCTGTCACAATAGCCACTGGTAAAAATCTTAAAAGAGTATCAACGTTTATAAATAGATATGGACAAGTACAAGAAGGGTCAATTCACCAAAACTTGGGCGGATATGAAATGGGAAGAACTCCAGTACCAGATAAACTGGCAGAGGAAACAGGAGGAGATAAAGAAAAGAAAGAAGAATAAACGCTATGTATAGCCCGAATGTCTTTATGATCGGAAGTGGGTATGGCGGTTGTAATAAGGTGCGTATAAACTTACCGGCTGAACACAATGGTTTTCGTATGGCTCAACCGTCACTTAGTGGCGATAGAAGACCAACCAATGAGATAAGAGACGAACTCGCAGCCGCTGACGTCGTAGTGTTCCACCGAGCCGAAGAACAGACTTACCACGATTTATCCAAGATGCTTAAAAAAGACGGCAAGAAAATAGTAATGGATAATGATGATACTTTTGTCCTTGAAGATAACCACCCATTAGCACAGTTCAACGCCGATGGCACAGTCCAAGATAACCTGAAAAGACGAAGTGACAATATAGACGAGTTTATGCGGATGTGCGATATGGTAACGACTACGACAAAGACACTCGCCGAAGAATACAAAAAGCATAATAAAAATGTAGTGATATTGCCAAACTGTATTGACCCTGATGACTGGGACACACCATTACGAAACGATGGCGACAAAGTGAGAATAGGCATATTCGGCAGTGCCGCCCTAGAATACGATTACTTGCACTTAAAAGATTATATCCGAGAATTAAGCGAGCGACCTGACATAACAATTTGTATGATGGGCTTAGGTGATAAAGAACACCGCCGAAAGAACCCAAAAGTCACACAGGTTTTTCACGAAGAGTACGCTTTCTGGGATAGTATCAAGATTGAACACACAGCTTGGATGCCAGTTCACTTAATGCCACAAGCCTTGAATGAAATGCGACTAGACATAATGCTCATACCACGCAAGGACAATTACTTTAACCGGTGCAAATCAAACTTAAAGTTTTTAGAGAGTGCGATGTGTGAAGTACCAGTGGTGGCTCAATCGTTTACAGATGGCCCTTATGAAGAGATAGAAGACTGGGTAACAGGCGTGCTGATAAAAGACAACAGCGAGTGGAAAGAAAAGGTTGAAAAGCTGATTAAAAATAAAGAGCTTAGACGACAAATAGGTAAGAACGCCAGAGAGTATGTCATCAAGAATTACGACATCGCAGACCACGCCTATAAATGGGATGAAGCGTATAAATCACTATTCAAATAATATGTTAGTCGAAATAAAAGATAAAAAGTTAGAAGGAATTTTAAGCGAACGGGCTGTATATCACAAAGAGGTCGGCGAAATAATGGAAAAGATGATGGCCCTTGATAAAGAAAAAACCAAGCTCGCCTATAAGTTAGACAAGCTCAAAGAAAAGACCAAAGTAATAATGGATAAATTAAATCCAAAGCTAGAAGAGTTTGAGTTTATCTCACGGGTATTTATGGAAAAAGGTGTCGCTTATTACGAGGTGCTAGATCAGATTGAAGAGTATAAAAAAGCAATTAGAGAAGATAGAGTCAATAAATTGAAATAATATGCGAGTCGTTTTAACCGCCGCTGTAATGGACCTTTGCCACGAAGGGCATATACGTCTGCTAAAAGAGATGCGAGCCAATGGCGATATTGTGGTGGTGGTTTTACACGACGATAAAAGCGTATATGAAATAAAAGGAAAGATACCGGTTCAAGATGTTTTACATAGGATGAACAATCTGCATATTACAGGCTTAGTGGATAGGGTGCTAGTTACGATGAACGTTGATCCAGCTGATAAGTTCCAAGAGGTAATAAGCACCTATGGAGAAAAGAATATCCTGTTTATGCGAGCAGATGATAATAAGAACTTTCCAGGTAAATGGATAATTGAAAACTATAACATACCAATTAAGTATGTTAAATATACCAAAGGCGTGAGCAGTAGCTTAATCAGAAAGAAATTATGCAAATAGTATTCCTACTATTTCTACACCACTTAGCCGATGTCGCTTTGCAACCAAGCTGGCTCATAAAGCAAAAGTATCATTGGTTCAGAGTGTACGAGCATTCGTTTATCTGGGCAGGGGTGATTTCAATGGGGTTGTACTGGCTAGATAATTTCAGTCTTTGGAAGTTCATTTTTCTACTTGTCGGACATTTCGTAATTGATTTTATTAAGTATAAGCACAAGCAATTCTGGCTTGTTTATCCCGATCAGTTTTTACACTATATACAAGTTTTAATAGTATGGACCATAAAGTAGCCCTAGAAAACCTAAAAGATATACGGGACGTGCTAAACCAGTATCCAGTAAAGTGGTGGCTAGACGGTGGCACTTGTATCGGAGCGGTTAGAGAAAAAGATTTTGTCGCTATTGATGAAGATACTGATATTGGGGTGCTAGAAGAGACTTATAACGACGAGATTACACAAAAGATTTTAGATAAAGGTTTTCACCTAGAAGCAAAATACGGTACAAGAGATAAAGGCTACGAATTAGCTTTTGTGAGAAATGGAGTTAAGACAGATATATTTTTCTACTACTTGAAAGACGGTAAAAGGTGGTACGCGATGTACGCCGACAAGATGATCCCAATGGTTTATCCGGCAGACACTTTTGAAGAGCAAATGGACATAGATTTTCTAGGGCATACTTTCAAAATACCAGTTAAATACGACCAGTACCTAACGATAAAGTATGGTGACTATATGACCAAGATTAAGCGTGAAGATTGGGACTGGACAACCGGACCGAAAAATATAGATATGAGTTTTATAAAGTGATATGGACATCACAATACTGATAAAGACGTTCAAAAGGCCACGAATGCTAGACCGATTACTGACTAGCATAAAAGAATACGCCCCAGATATTAAAATAGACGTACTAGACGATAGCGATACTAACATAGGTATATCAGCAGGACGCAATCAGTTAGTCGCTAGGTGCAAAACAAAATACTGTATGATACTGGATGATGATTGTATATTCACGCCAAAGACGAACCTCGAAAAAGCGATTAAAATATTAGAAGAAAGAGATTTAGACCTATTGGAAATACAAGTGCCAGGTTTGAATTATAGAGGACATTTTAAGATAAAAAACGACGAGATAGAAGCTGTTCAAGCAAACGAAGGAGAATATTTTGATTTTATAACTAACATATTCGTTGCTAAGACTGATGTTTTAAGAAAATATAAATGGGATGACAGGATGAAGATTGGAGAGCATACATCATACTTTTTTACGCATAGGGGTAAAATGAAAATAGGAACGACGGACCAAGTAACAATAAGGCACGAACACGTTAGCCCGCCTGGATATAATATCTACCGAAGCAGAGGCGAGGATTATGTAAAGATTTTTATGCGAGAAAATGGCATTAAAAGACTCCATACCGTAACAGGTGAATACATAGTAGTATGATTTTCCGCAATGATGACCTAGCCTATGGGGTGGATATAGAACAATACAAAGAAATACAGTCAATTTTTGAAGGATTTGGGGTAAAAGAGATGTATTCGGTGGTCGCAATAGGTGGTAATTTATACGCTGGCGACCCATTTACAATGGCAAACAACGATTTAGAAAGGTTTTTAGGCACAAAGTTAGTATATGAAGACGAAAAAGTTGATGAGTTTATTAAAAATAGCCTAGCAAAAGGTCACACAATATCGTTACACGGTTGGCAACACACTAAAATAGCTAAATATTCGTATAAAGACCAGCTAGACAATATAAGTAGTGCTAAAAAGTTGCTAGAAGATAGGTATAAAGTAGAAATAAAGTATTTTGTGCCACCATTTAACAATTACAATAGCGCAACCCAAGAAGCGTGTAGCAAACTGGGGCTTAAAATACTAGGCACAAGTGAAAATCAGTTAGAAAGAGCGGTTAGAGAAGACTTGAAATTACCGGATAATGATTTTACTTGGTATCACGCTTGGCGGTTTTATCAAAATGGCTTAACCCCTGAAAAATTGAAAGATTATCTAACAAAGTATGATATCAATAATAATTCCAATTTGGGGTGATAAATATAAAGAGTTTTTACCAAAAGCAATTGCGAGTATTGAATCCCAGACATATAAAGATTATGAGATTATTATATCGGATCAAGCGACTGACCTACCAACTGCCCGTAATCAAGGGATAAAAAAAGCTAAGGGTGAGTATATTCTGTGTTTAGATGCTGATGACCAATTACACCCAGAGTTTTTAGAAAAAACACTTAAAGCAAACGATGATATAGTCGGGACTTGGTGGAAAGAGTATGGGGACTACGAAAGTGAGATTAAAACACCAGAGTTACACCCCAAATTGCCGCACTTTTTAGACTATAATCGTATAACTTGTACAGCACTTTACAAAAAAGAAGTCTGGGAAACAGTGGAAGGATATGACGAAACAATGAAAGACGGGCTAGAAGATTGGGATTTCTGGTGTCAAGCCTTAAAAGCTGGTTATACGGTAACGATTGTCCCTGAAATACTATTCTTTTACTGGAAGCACGGAAACACAATGATTGAAAGTAATCGCCAAAATCACTTAAAGATTTATAACTACATAAAAAGCAAATTATAATATGGTTTATTCAGATACAACTAACCTAGTCGGAATTATCCAAGAAGAAGAACGCTTGACTGGTTTAGGATATGCCGCTATTTCTGGTTCGACAACCAACTTAAAAGAGTTCACCTCACTAAATAACATTGTCAGTCACCGCATTTGGCACACTATTTTTACTTCCAATGGGAATTGGCAGTATGATGACTCGAATAAAAGTGATTTGCCTGCTGGTGCGACTAGCTTAGTAAGTGGGACAGCAACTTATGCTTTGCCGACAGATGCATTAACTGTAAAACGAATTGAAGTAAAAGACGCTAATGGTGAATGGAGTGTTTTAACTCCTATTACTCTTGAAGAAATAGACGCTAAAGCAGAAACTTTAACCGATCAAGGCACACCACGTTTTTATCGGTTAATTGGCCAAACAATTGAGCTATTTCCTACCCCAAACTACGCATCATCTGGCGGTTTGAAACCTTATTTTGACCGTGATTGTGTAGAATTTGCGACAACCGACACGACAAAAACACCTGGTTTTGCTTCACCTTATCACAGCATTATCGCTCTGGGTGGTGCTATGGAGTGGTTAAAAGTACACACGCCAACGAGCGCGCAACTACAATATCTACGAGAAGACTACGCTAAAATGGAAAAAAACCTGAAAGAATTTTATGGTATGCGTTTTAAGGCAAAAAAACCAATGGTAGGGCGTGCTTATTCATCATATAAATAAAATATGTGGCTTAAACAACTATTTTGTATCCATAATTGGAAATTTTGGATGACCGGCGTAGATGAAGAGAAGGGCGCGGAGTGGGAAATATACAAGTGTACAAAATGTGGAAAAGTCCGAGATATAATTTAATATGGCCTATACAAACGACACAAAACCAAGTGCGGCAACCTATTCTAACGATACCAAGCCTAGTGTCGCCAATGAGTTTTTATTAAAAGAGGATGCTTTCTACCTACTTTTAGAAAGCGGCAGTAAGATAGTCATTAACTACGGTATAAATTACTCATACGATACAAAACCATCATAGTATGATATTCAGCACGGTACTTATAGCTAGAAACGAAGAAAAAACCTTGCCCAGATTACTTGAAAGCGTAAAAGGTTGTGATGAAATAATCGTAGTTGATACAGGTAGCACTGACAGCACAGTTGAAGTCGCTAAAAAATACGGGGCAACAGTGGTAGAAGTCGGCAATAAGTTCGTGATAGAGATAGATAATGAAACAGCGTGGACATCGTGGGGGCTACTAGAAGGCGGGATGAAAGCATTTAACTTCGCCGAAGCAAGAAATTACGCAGCGAGTCTCGCACGAAACGATATGATATTTATGCCGGACTGTGACGAAGTAGTAGAGTGGGACTTGGCTAACTTGCCCGAAGCGGATCGGCTGGAATACAACTTTTACTACGCAATGGATAAAGAGGGGAAACCAATAATACAATTTATTCACTCTAAGTTTTACAACAGGAAAAAATACAAATGGGTTAGAGTGGTCCACGAAGTTTTAGAAGGGCAAGGCGAGACAAAGTTCACTGATAAAATCTTACTAAAACATTATCAAAATAAAGAAACAAATCGGTCGCAATATCTAACAGGTCTCTTGATAGACCACCACATAAATCCCTATAACGACCGTAATACACACTATTTAGCGAGAGAGCTAATGTATAATAAACAATATGAAAAAGCGATTAAGTTCTTTCAAAAACATCTTGACAATAATGGCTGGTTGGTTGAACAAGGCCAAAGCTGTATCTACACTGGCGACTGCTATAAAGCACTTGGTAAAGAAACCGAAGCAAAAGAGTGGTATCGCAAAGCGCTAGGTTATGAACTACGCCGTGAACCGCTTATTGCCTTAGGCCATTTACACTTTGATAAAAAAGAGTGGCGAGAAGCGAAAGCATACTACGAACTTGCTTTGCTAGTTGGTCGGACAAATTACTATGGCAACATTGAAGATAATTACACGCACTTGCCACACGGACAATTATCAGTCTGTCTTTACTGGTTAGGCGAGAAAGAAAAATCACTTGAACATCTTAAAAAGGCGTTAGAATATGCGCCAAATAATGAAACTTACTTAAATAATCTTAAATTCTATTAAATATGGCCGATGCGAAGATCAGCGAACTAACACTAGGTACGCCAGCCAACACAGATGTAATACCATTTGTGGATTTAGCGACTGGTACGACCAAGAAAGCGGTTAAGACAGATTTAATCGGTGCGACCGGCCCAACGGGTCCTACTGGCGCAACTGGCGCTACGGGTGCAACTGGCCCCACCGGTCCAACGGGTCCTACTGGCGCAACTGGCGCGGCTTCAACCGTGACTGGTCCAACAGGCTGGACAGGACCAACAGGTGACACTGGTCCGACTGGTGATACAGGGCCAACCGGTGCAGCATCTACTGTTACCGGCCCGACAGGGCCAGCAGGCGCTACCGGAGCTACTGGTCCGACAGGCGATACTGGTGCAGCCGGTGCTACTGGCCCTACCGGTCCAACAGGTTGGACAGGCCCAGCCGGCTCTGGTACTGGGGATATGTTACTTGGCACAGCCCAGACAGTGACCGCCGCTAAAACTTTCAATACTGGCACACTGGTAGCCTCTGACTTAAAAGCAACTACTTCTGCTGGCCTAAGTTTAAAAGCCGACAACGGCGATGATATTGCTTTACTTGGTGCAGGCAGTGGTAAAAACGCAACATTTTACGACGGGGTTAAGTTAGATGCACAAACAGCTTCAACAATTGTTAGCCTTGATGCAAATAAAAACTTAGCTAGTTTAGCAACTGCTACTTATCCGAGTTTAACTGAACTTAGTTATGTAAAAGGCGCAACGAGTGCGATCCAAACACAAATAAACGGTAAAAAACCTTATCACGGTGTCGTCGCTCGACCAGTTGGTGCAACTAATCCCCTACCAACAAACATCACCACAAATCAAATCACATTGGGGGCAACGGCTAATCCAATTTCTTATTATTATCAAGGCACTTTGGTTGCTGTGACAACTGACCAAACAGCCACGCTTGATGACGGCGCTGGTGGTTCAACCGAGGGCATCTACTTTGTCTATTTCAATGCTGCTCTTGGCACTATTCTTTGTACTAAAACATTTCCTGGTATTTCTTTCAGCTCAAATGTAATCATTGCGACTATTGTTTGGAACGGTTCAAATTATGGCTTAATCAATGACGAACGACACGGTTATAATCGTGATACTGATTGGCATCAATGGGCGCACAATACAGTCGGTGCGAGATACAAGAGTGGTATCACTTTAACGCATAACTCTGGCACAGGTGCAGCTGCTACATTTGCAACAACAAGTGGTGAAATCTGGGATGAAGATATTAAGTTCACGGTTAACGCTTCAAGTGCTTTTCCAACCGCTAACGCTGCTCGTATTATTTATCAAACAAGCGCTTCAGCTATTGGTTTTATCGCTGCTACACAAACAGTACCATTTCATAAAGGTGCTAATGATCGCCCAAATGTAGTTAAAGCATCTGATTGGTCAATCAATCAACTGCCTTCAGCCACAAATCGCTACGCTAACTTCTTCGTCTATGCGACAACTGATTTGCACACCCCGATTTACATCTTAACCGAAAGTGTTTCTGACGCAACTTTAGCTGCTGGTGGTTATGCCTCTTTATCCGCAGCTCGCGCCGTACCATTCCCAAACTTGTCTGGTTATTCAGTTAGCCCTGAAATGAAACCAATTTACCGCTTAATTGTTCGAGCTGACGGTGCTTTACAAGCGATTGATACTACCCAAGATGACTACCGCACAGTCAATTCTTTACCAAGCTCAGGCGGTAATACTTCAACTACCGCATCCGCTGTTTCTTTCAACGCCAGTGGCGATATTTCCGCAACAACAGTTCAAACAGCGATTGAAGAATTAGACAGCGAGAAAGTGGCTAAAGCAACTTATGACGCTCACTCTGTTTTATACGCAACCACTGACAATACGCCTGTTGCTTTAACAGTTGCTGAACAAACAGTTGTTGGTCGGGCTACTGGTGGCAACATCACCGCTCTAGCTATTGACAGCGATTTATCTTCAGTATCCGCTAACGATGATACAATACCTAGTGCTAAGGCAACTAAAGCCTATGCTGATACAATGTTACCTTTAGCTGGTGGCACAATGACTGGTGATATTCAACTTGGTGAAACAGATATTAAACTAGATGCGACTTTATCAGGTGACAGCAAATGGTCTGGCATTGTAATCGCTGGCACAGCTGGTGCTACTTTAGTAGTAGGCGATTTGTGCTATTTAGATCCGACTGACTCGCGCTGGGAATTAGCCGACGCAAATGTGATTACTGCGGCTGACGGCGATTGCCGAGGTACGCTAGGTATTTGCGTGTTAGCCGGCAATGATGGTGATGCAACCGAAATGTTAGTCTGGGGGAAAGTTCGTGCTGCTGCTTTCCCAGAGTTCACTATTAACGCTCAATTATTTGTCAGCGAAACAGCGGGCGACATAACTCATACCGCTCCGACTACGGCAGACGCTGCTTCAAGAGTCGTTGGCGTCGCTCTGACAGCTGAAGATTTATTCTTCAACCCGTCACCAATTTATTGGACACATACCTAAAATAATTTAACTAAAAATACTATGGCATATACCATAAACATCAGCGAAGAGTTATTAGACTTCGCCACCGCCCAAGCCCAAGCAGATAATGTCTCGCTTGACTTGTGGTGTGAAAGAAAAGTAAATGGCGTTTTGAAACGCTTAATTAAAGACGGTTTAATTGAAAAGATAAATGGTGCTAAACTTGATCAGATTACTGTTTTCACAACAGCAGTGGAGAGTGCTAAGAGTGGTATCGTTGCTGCGGAGATTGAAAATGCCGCCAAGATAGCGGTTTTAGAACCAGTTGCTGAAACAGAAGCAACTTCAACACCTAAATAGTATGGCTTTAACAGACAATCTTGTCGGTTATTGGAAGTTAGATGATAGCGGTGATGACGAAATTAGCACCAATGATTTAACTTTGACAAACGGGAGTTATGTCACTGGTAAAATAAACAATGGTGCTGATTTTACTGGTGCGTCTAACAGTTATGCAACATTTACGACTAAATTATCAACTGTTTGGGACAGCGCTTATACAATTACAATGTGGGTAAATGCTGCTACATTAGATACAACTAATGGTAACGTTTTATTGTGGCCTGGCGACAGAAATCAACAGCACATTATCAACAACATAGAAAAAAAATTAGAGATAACTACCTACGATGGGACTGCAGCAAGTACTGTTGGGACAACAGTTTTTTCTACTGGGACTTGGTATTTTATTGCCTTTCAACGAATAAGTGGTACAGAGGGCAAGGTTTGGGTGAATGGGGCTGACGATACATCAACAACTAAAGCAATGCGAAATCCAGCGGGGACATTAACACAAGATTTTAGATTAGCGAGCAGGCAAGACGCAACCGCTGCAAACTTTGACGGCATAATCGATGAAGTCGGTATTTGGTCTAGGGCTTTATCATCAACTGAAATATCTACTCTGTATAATTCTGGCAATGGTCTGGCCTATCCTTTCTCGTCTTCTGCAATTAAGACGATAAATGGTTTGAGCCGTAGCTCAGTCAAGACTGTAGGGGGTCTCGCTATCGCAAGTTTAAAAAGTTTTAATGGTCTTCAATAATATGCCGACTGGTGTTTATATAAGGACAAAAGAATACAGAGATAAGATGAGCAAGGCTGGTAAAGGGCGCATTGTTTCTGAACAAACAAGAAAAAAAATTAGCTTGTCCAATAAAGGGGTCAAGCCTAAACCTTGGACTGTTGAGGCTTCTGTAAAATCAAGAAAAGGTAAGCATCTCACAGATGAGCATAAGAAAAAAATAGGCAGAAGTGGGGTCGATAGTAAATCTTGGAAAGGTGAAGACGCTAGTTATGCCGCCAAACACATCTGGGCTAAATACTGGCTTAATGATCCTGGGAGTTGTGAATGCTGTGGGACTAAAATAAATCTCCAGTGGTCAAATAAAGATCATAAATACCAAAGAGTAGCGACTGATTGGAAAAGACTCTGTGCTAAGTGCCACCGACAATATGATGACTTTACTTTTGGGAAGCGAGAGCCTTGGAATAAAAATAAAATAAATATTACTTAATTATTATGGAGGAAACATCTAAAATGACACTAACAGTAGCGGGGATAGTATTTTCTCTCTGGACAGTGATGTTCGGCTATGTAATGAATAGAATAAAGAAAATTGAAGATAAACAAAGTTCCATTGATTGTTCAAATACAAATATCCAAACACAGTTAAGCCAGATCCAAACGGACATATCTTGGATTAAAATGGAATTATCAAATTCAAATAAGAAAAAATAAGTTAATCCGTTCTTTACAACACAAGGAGGCTAAAATGGTGAAAATGATGTTTTACTGTTTCACTTGTTATGCTTTTGAAGAGCATACCGTTCATTATATCTACGTTGACGGTGAACTTGTATCGGTTGAGACGACCTGTTTGAAATGCAAGTCCGTAAAATTACGGCACTCGCTCAAATACGGAGAAAAGCAATGATACAGTTAACTCATCAGACTTGTCTGTGCTTTCGTTGCAAGCGGATAACGGTTCACGATTTGCGAGTATATCAGATAGACGGCATTGTAGAAAAAATACAATATCAATGCTGTTGCTGTCGGCTTCGCTCCGAAAGGTTTATCTACTATAACGAGGTGAAAGATGAAAATCGTTAATGAGTATTTTATCTTTACAGTCTGTATCTGGTGTGGTCAAAAGACCAAGCAACAGGTAGTAAAGACTTTTGAGGATATGGTTTTGAAACGCTGGCAAGTAATTTGCTGTAATTGCAAACACGAACAAGACAGGGGTGTAAATGGATAATGCGTATGAGCTGGTCAAACAATGGTGTGAACACTGTAAAGCTGAACTGTTACACGAACACGGCGTAACTTTTCACGGGCGTGAAATTATCGGCGAGTTTTTTACCTGTATTAAGTGTGACAAAACAGTTCGCTACAAAAAGGAGCGAAAATGATTACACGGTCAATAGAAGTGAAACGAGTAATGATGCGGTGTCCGAAGTGCGATAAAGACACCCTGCATATTGCGTTCTGTTTTCCACGACTTGAAACTGATGTGGTCGCACTAGCGGTCTGTTTCACCTGCCTACTCACCCTCCTTGATAAGGCATAAGCCACGGCGTGAGCTGTTGCCAACGCCTTACTGGTTCAGCAGTCCAGTCTAAAACTGCTATTTCATTATTAAACTTTCTATATGAAAGGTTTTAAGAAATGGTTAGAGCGTAAATGTATAGCGATACAAAAACGCAAAGACTTGCAGTGGTTTGATGATTATACTTTTATCATTATTCTGCTCGTAATTGCGATAAGTTTTATTTTTTATGTTGCAAACGCCAATTAAATGTATCCAATACGCCACGAAAGAAAACTTAAAACAGCCTATCGGCGGAGTGCGTATTGATGTAAAAGAAAAAGACCATTATTTAGGCGGTGACTATGACTACTCTATTTTACAAGATAATAGCTCTTGGCTAGGTGTAGTCCAGCAAATGATAGATGAAGGCGAAGACATATTTGAATTTCAGCGCATTGCTGACGGGCGGGATTTATATTGGTGTATTACTTATGCTTCTAATAGTGCGGATAAAATTATACATAAAAGAAAATACGGGTATTCTCTTGATATGGATGAGCGTTATCTCGCTATTGGATCAGGGACTAAAATGTATGTCGGTAATTCGCAACAGGCAGTTGAGGATTTTAAGAGAAAATATGGTTTTTTAGTAGAAAATAAGAACGCTTCTGAAATGACGTGGGCGGAGTGTTGGTCTAGCATAACGAGCAATGAGATAAAAGAGGGTCAAGATAATTTAGAGTTTTATTCTTTTAGTTATAAATATTTACCCAGGTTGCATAATGGTTTTAGCAGTCTCCCGTATTGTTCAAATGACGAACTATATAACGCATTAAAAAGAAGACCTATAAATGTGTGCGTAGACGGTCATTATGTTATGGATGAGCAAAATAGAATTGGGGGGACAACAGGTAATTTAGGTAGGATAATTGATTACACACACGCCGTTCTTTACCT